GTTCGTCAACAGAAATCTTCTATCCGCCCCACCTCTCGTCCTCTTCGACGAAGTCCAGGCCGACCTTGTCGGCGTAGTACAGGCGCTGCGGCTCCTTGGTCTCCGTGTCGCGCCACGCCTCACGCCAAGCGGCGCAGAGCGCATTTCGTAGCGCGCGGTCGCCGACGTGCACGGTGCACTCGACCTCCTCGGCGCGCTGGCCGGCGCGGTGCCAGCGCCCCAGGAGCTGCTCCCAGCGGCCGTTGGACGACGGCGGGGTCAGGACGAGGCCGCGGCGAAAGTGCTGAAGGTTCTTGCCCGTGCCGTGCGCGGCGACGCTGGCGGCGCAGGCCGCGTCGCGGAACTCGACGATGCGGTCGCCGTCGGCGCCGGCGCGGAAGACGGGCAGCCCGCGCGAGGCCAGCTCCTCGCCGACGGCGCGGTGCTCGTACCAAACGACCAGTGGCCCATCACCCTCACTGATGGCCCTCTCGACGTCGCGCCACAGAGGCTCGCGGTCCAGCCAGACCGTCTCCTTGGGCGGCTCGGGGCGGTAGCGGTTGGCGACGGCGAGCCATGCGGCGTACTCGGCCGACTCGACCTCGCCGCGCTCGACCGCCCGGCGGAGCAGCTCTGGCGAATCGCAGCCCGGGCGCGAGCGGCGCGAGAGCCAGTCGCGCTGGAACCCGCGCCAGGCCGCGCGGGCGTCGAGCCATTCCTCGTCGCGCCCATTCGGCCAGACCCAGCGGTAGTAGAAGCCGAGGTAGAGCTGCTTGGCGAAGCGCGCCACCTCCTTGGCGTCGACGAGGTCCTGGCCGCCGACGCTCCACGTCTTGCGCAGCTCGGCGAGCGCCGCGGCAACCGGGGCCGACTCGGGCATAGTGCGGCCGCGCAGGACGAGGCGGCAATCGACCGACGCGCCGGACGTGGCCACGACGCCGGGGGTCTCAATCATGCGGCGGCGAAAGATGCGCCAAGCCACGAGCCGGCGGACAGTCATGGCGTCTCGCTCGTTGGAGACGAAGGCGGCCTGCTCCATAGGGGTGAGCTTGTCGAGCTCGTCGGCGAGGTCGGCCGGGCCGCAGAGGTCGAGCAGCGCGCCGGGCTCCATCGGATCGGCGCCGGCCTCGGGGTTGGGGTCCACGGCTCGGCCCCAGTCGTCGGCCTCGCGGTAGCTGCGCGGGACGTGGGAGAGCGCGCGCAGCGACCGCGCGGGCAGCCGGCGCGAGCGCTTGACGCCCTTGGACCCGAGCGTGCCCGAGAGGAAGCAGACCGGCGCGTCGGGCCGCGCGTCGGCCTCGCGCCAGAAGCGCTCGGAGCGCACCGAGTCGTTCTCGAGCGTGTGCGCCTCGTTGCAGATGAAGGCGTCCGAGTTCAGGCGCTCGAGGACGTCGCCCTTGGATGTGGACGACAGCTCGGAGTAGGAGACGACGCCGGCGATGCGGTCGAGTGGTAGGCGGAAGTGGCGACCGTAGCGGGGGACATCAACGTCGAGCATCTGCGACTTGAGCCGCGCCTCGGTCAGGATGACGGCGCGCTGTGCCTGGAGCGCGTCGGGCAGGAGGAGGCAGGCGAGCTCCTTGCCGTGCCCGACCCCGACCGGGGCGTAGAGCCCGCCGACGCGCTCGGCCTCGAGGAGAACGGCCGACTGGATGGGCCGCAGGCGCGGCTGGCGCGGGCGGCCGTCAGGATCGCGGCAGAGGTCACAGCCCGGGCAGGCCGCGTCGGGGATGAGCCAGATGGGCGTGAGGTCGACGGCGGCGGGGTCGAGGACGCGGCGCGGGAGGGTCGAGATCCGCTTCCACTCGGAGGACCGGCCGACGCCCTTGGCCGCCAGCGCCCGGTCGGCGAGCGTGCCGCGCTTGATGGCGACGCCGGTCTTCTCGCGGAGGAGGTCGGAAAGACTCATCGAGGCGGAGATAGGCGATCTGATACGACCATGATCGATTTTTCCGCATAGGTCTCGTCGCTATGCATCACCGACCATTCGTAATCACAAATGATCTGATTGTCCTGCATACCTGCAAGCTGATCTCGCATAGTGACAGGACCGTAATATGTGATTTCGCATTCGAGTGAATTATCGACGAGTACCCAATAATACCCAGGTTCACGCACTGGGATAGGCTCGGGTTCGTTTGAATAGAATCTCATTCGCGTTCCCAATGACAACAACCGTCGCAGCCATGGCGTTCTCCGGTATGTCCAATTCCATGTTCACAGCGGCCTGAAGGATCGAGACCTCGCCAGCCTGTACCACGTTCCCACGGCAGCCGCTCGACCTCGCACCCGGCCGCGCGGTGATGCCCGCCGCCCCCGAACGCCTTGGCGATGGCGGAGACGTCGGGGGCGGTGATCTTGTGGCTCGGATCGAGGCATTCGTCGTCGACGTCGAACGGTGGGGCGTTGACGTCTCGACTCCGCAGCGACACGCGCCACTTGCCCGACGGGCCGTCCTTGTAGTAGACGACCCCGATCGCATCGCGCCCCTGGCGCGCGGACTCGAGCGCGAGCGCCTCGCCGACTTCGCTCTGCAGGACCGAGGAGCAGGCGGCGAGGGCGAAGACTTCACCTTGAATGAGCGCGTTCTTTCCGTTGTGATCCTTTGCTCGATACTCGTATTCGAGCGTGACCTCCTCCGCGGTCGCGACCATGTGCTCGACCATGAGGCGCTCGGCGCGGAGGATGGCGGCGCCGTCCTGCATGAGCGACTCGCTGATCGGGCTGAATCTACAATCATTATAAATTGGGATCAGCGCGCGAAAGTCCGTCAGCGCGCCCGAGGCCGCGAGCGCCGCCGAGACCTCCTTCGAGTGCGGCAGCTCCCAGCGCCAGAGGTCGCGGTCCTGCACGTAGGCGAAGAGTTCGGGGAGCGCAGACGTCAGTGAATCAGGTTTGAAGTATCGCCACGCGAGCGCTGCACCGGATCTCGACATGTCGAAGATGCAACGCAAGCCTGCTTGGCCCGTATCGAGACCGGCGAGATCAGCCTGCGCTGTCTTGTGATGATCGACGATGACGAGCTTGTCGATGCTCATCTGGGCGGCGTTCATCCGCACCAGCTCTGCGCGCGGGTACGAGAAGTCGAGCACGTACACGTCGCGCCCGCGCACCTCGTCGTCCGTCGGCGCCGGGTCGCCGTAGCTCGCCGGGCGGTACTCGGCCTCGTCGCCGAACTTGAGCCAGGCCGCGAGCGCCGCGGCGGCGCCGTCGAGACAGTCTGCATGATAGATGATGAGGGGCTTCACTTCAGATCTCCAGTTGCCATCAAGATCACTACCACGCCGACGACGATTAGGAACGCTGTGACGGGAACCATGACCGCCGCGGCAACGATCTGGGTACAATGCTCGACGCAATACCCCCATCCGATAATGTCGACACCAAGCGCTATAGATAACGACATCGCGATGGTCAAAATCTTCAGTGCTAATTTTTGCGCTGCAGACATCTTTTCGCTCCTACGTTTTCGATTGAGGCACGTTTCACATTCGACTGGCGCAGCCCTTCGATAATCCATGTGCTCTAGACCTCCCCGTGCGGCGCCAAAACCGTGGCCGACACTCGTCGGCCCGGCAGCGGCGTCACGCTCTTGACCTCGTAGCCCATCTCCCGGAGCGACTGCAGGACCCGGTCCCGCGCGCCCGGCGGACCGTCTACCGAGACACGCAGGACCGGGCGCTTCACGGATCGACCTCCGTCTCTGTCGTGAACCGCGTTTCCAGCGCGTCAACGGCTTGCTCGAGCAACAAACGCGTACCAGCGCGCAACGGCTTCCCCTCAGCCGCCGCTTTGAGAGTGAGTCGGTGAGTGCGGAGCATCCCGGACAAGCGAAGATCGGAAATGCGCTTACGCCATTCCTGTATCAGGCCGGCCCGTCGAGCATCGAGAGGATGCGTAGCGGACTCGATAAGCGGCTCGATGCGCTGGCCTTCGAGCGCTTCGCATAGGCGCTCCAACAATCCGCACACCTGCCGCGCCGAGAATGCCAGCGACTTCAAGGCGAGCGTGCGCGTATACTCGTCGGTGGCGCCGAGCCTGCCGATCTTCCAGAGCTCGTCATCGGCGAACGCGCCGAAATCGTTGTCGCTCACAACTACCGCCCTCCCTTCGCCTGCACCACGACCGCCGCATGCGGGCGCAGGACGTCGAGCGCGACCTGCTGCGCGGGGCTGGACGAGTCGATCGCGAGCACGGCCGGGCAGCCGTCCAAGCATTCACGCAGCGCCGCGGCGAGGACGGCCTTGCCCGTGCCGAAGGGCGCGAGGAAGACGTCGTCGAGGGGCGCGGGCTTGCCGCTGTCGCGATCGACGTGCGCCAGCGCCGCCAGCTCGGCGATGGGCCCGACCCAGTCCGCCGCGTCGACGACGCTTGCCTTGTGCGCGCCCTTGACGGGATGGCAGTCGACGTAGATGGTCGGCGCGACCGGCGGCGCCTTCGGCGGGGCCTTGCGCAGGGCCTTCAGATGCTCCTGGACGCGGTCGGGCGCAACCGGCGTAGGTAGCGGGAACGCATCTTCTCGTCCGCTCCCTGCGGACACGATTGGGATGGTTTTGATGACGGTGACCGGCGGAGGCACCGGCGCTAATTGAGCGCGCGCGGCTTCTTGGAAAGCTGTCAATTGCTCGCGTGCAGTGAATTGATCAGTTGTTGGCGTCGACGTCTCCATCGGTTTCGGAGGCGCCGATTGCTGCGCGCTCGGGTTGACGACCACCATCGCGCCCGCCGCGGCTTTCGCCGTGCCGTCCTTCGGCCGCTCCGTCGGCTGGCGCAGCATGCCGGGCGTGATCTTGCCGGCGAGGGCGTCCTCCATGGCGCCCTCCTGATTCAGGAGGTTGACCTCCTCGACGGTGAAGCCCCAGGATGTGAGTAGGCGGTAGCCTCGCTCGCTATCCGTCTCACCTTTCGGCTCGAACGCCGTAGGTGCTGGTACTGATTGATGCGCCTTCAAGTGCGCCTCGAACTGCGACGCGGGAATCTTCTCGCTGCACGTCGAGCAGCCGATCTTGATCTCCTCCGGCTCCTTCTTCGGCCGGCCGCGCTTCTTGACCTTCTCTTCGGCCGCGTCCGACTCGGCGCTGGTCGAGGTCCGCGAAGGCGCGTCGGGCGGCAGGACGCGGCCGGGCTGGCAGACCGTGCAGGCATGACCCGGCTCGACGGCGATGAAGCCCTGGCCGTTCGAACTCGCGTAGTAGCCGTTGCCATTGCAGGGCTGACCCTTGGCGTAGCCGTCGACGCCGACGTCGCCCGGGTGGGCATGGTTGGGGTTGACGATGCGCTCGACCGCGCGGCCGTCGCCGGTCAGGGCGCCCGGGATCGGCTCGGTCTTGGGTCGGTAGCCGGGCGCGTCGGCGGGCTGCTCCGGGCTGGGAATCGGTTGTACCACGACGTACGGTTGCCCCTCCTTCGTCACCATCGGCTGACTCACGGCCGGCGTCGAGACCCCCGCTTGTTGGGCCTTGGCCGCGTTCAATCGATCCATCAAGCTCATGCCGCTCATCTGCTTTTTCCCTCCTCCTAAAACGTCCAATCCGCAGCGCGAGCGGAAGTGGCACCCGCCAAAACGCTCGCACCCGGTCTTACCGAACTCGTCCACGTCCGACGCGCCCAGCGCGGGCAGGTCATCGAAACTTACCGTTTGCCGCGCCGCCTGCACCATGGCGCGCACGTCGTCGTGCAGCGCCTCCCACTGCGCGCGGACATGATCGCGGTCCATCTCCGCCGACTTCGACAACCGCGCGCCGCGGAAGCGGTAGCCGACGGGGCTTCTCTCGTCCTTGTCGAACTTCGCCACCACGTGGCGGGCGCGCACGCGCTTGACCTCGGGGATCGTCCACAGCCACGCCGAGTAGCTAATCGGCTGAATGTGCGCGCGCAGCTGCTCCGCCGTCTTGGCGTAGCGGAAGTCGGACGTGCTCTTCAGATCGTCCACGAACACGTCCCCGGGCGCCTCCTCGTACAGGAAGTCCGGGTAGCCGATGAGGACCGGTCCGCCGTCGTAGGTCGGCGTGACGACCTTCTGCTGGATGACGACGCCCGCGGGCAGAAGCTTCACGATCCCCTGCACCGCCTCGCGCCAGCCCGCGTGCACCGGCTCGCCGCGGTAGTGCTTCTGCACTTCGAGGTCGACCGCAGTGCCGCGCTTCTGCGCGTCGGTCTGCGGCGCCCAGTCGCCCTCGACGTAACCGCCGAACCACTGCCGAGGGCATTGCGACCAGCGCTCGATCTGGCTGGCGCTGGTCGCCTGGATGACCTTCAGCCGGCGCTCGGCGTGGTCGTCGCGCACGGTCACGCCCGCCTCTTCTAGCCGCTGGATAATCGAGTCAGATGGCACGCGTCCCCCACCTTGCGCCTCGCGGGCGCGTTCATCAACAGAAATCTTCTAACGAGCAGCTTTGCCGACGCCGCAGCGCTCGGCGCATCGGCGGCGATTGCACTCGCGACAGGCTGGGCGCACGTTGGCGTCGACGTAGCGTCCGCCGTCGTGGCCGCACACGACGCGATCGACCTCGAAGTCGCGCTTGCGCATGCGCCGCGGGCACAGCCAGCACTTGATCCAGCCGCGGCGCGCGTAGCGCTTCCATAGGCGCTCGCGCCGCGCCCGCCGGTCGTAGCTCGAGCCGGAGGCGCAGCCGTTCGACGTTCCACGCCGAGCCCTATCGCCGACGCGCCAGGCCACTAACGCTTATCCCAGTTGGGACCAAGGGTGCGCTCTTCCACGAGATGCCTACGCTCACCACCAGCAGATATGAGCTCGAGGCCGAGCGCGGCGGCGTCCTTGAGCCCGGCGTGCATCCCGCTCGACCACCCAAGGTCGACGTAGATCACGGTCGCATCCATACCTCGGCGCATGGCGAAGCCGGCGGCGATGCCGCGCTCGCGCTCCTCGGGCACATCATCGTGCAGGACGCCGGGCAGCGTCAGGAGAGCGTGCGACGCGTACGGAGTTTCATTCCTTTCTAAACAATCACGCAAACAAGCTGCTAAATAGTGGGCGTGACGCTGCCGTTCTTCATTGCGCTTGAAGCATACAAGGCAACCCATGGGGCAATGGTCGCCCAACTGATGAGGTGGCGTGCGCGGTGCGAACGGTGATTCGACTTGTACACGTCTCAAGGTACATTTCTCCACGTTTTACGCAATTTGATGTCGAAAATAGTTCTTATTGAAACGCCATATAAAGGCGCAATGTCCCTTGATAGTTCGCCGGCAGCTAATCGTGAACGGATGTTAGTAACGCGCCGTGCTGTCAATTTAGGCGGTTTGCATTGAAAATGCGCTCGACCCTTATTACCCATATCCTTCGCATTTTCTTGACGCGATCCCGCCCATAAATGACTAGGACGAACGCATAATCTGTTATCGCAAGAGTGACAAACCTCTTCAGGCCAAACACCATGCGTTAGCATATAGGCGACGCGGTGCGCCCCTATGATGCGGCCATGGAAATTGAATTGTCCATATCCGTCTCGTCTTATAGACGCTGTCCACGTCCAACAGCCTCGACTCTTCCGCACCTTTTCCCAAAATCTCGGCAGAATCGAAGTCACAGGCTACGCCTCCCTCCGCTCGCGGCCGAGCTGGCGCAGGCGATCCGCCACCCAGGATGGCGGATGTTTCGTCGCGGCCTCGACCTCGCGGTCGAGCAAGATCTCGTCCGTGCCGCAGGAGCACAGCACACGGAAGATCCCACGGCTACCTTCGAACGAGACCATGGAGTGCCACATGTCCTCGTGCCCGGGCATGAGCGCCGCCAGGAACTCGCGAGACGTGGACCTACTATCAACGATCAAGGGCGCGTCTAAGCATCCGTTGGCGTTCTTCTTCGCGATCAAGCTTCCCTCCTGTGCCAGAAACCAAAGTGCCGTTGCGCGTGCGTGCATCGGCAGCGCCAGTGCTTCCTCTGCCCCCAGCGCCGGCGCTTCCACGAGCGCACGTACGCATTGTGGCGCTCGCGCCCCGACGGCGACGCGCGGCGCCAGCGCAGGCTCATGAGCGCCCGCTCCCGCCCCGCCTCGGCGATGCCGGCCGAGCGCGCCTCGAGTCGCTCCTCGCGATCCTCCTCGGACCACCGCGCGTGCTCGGCGAACTCGCCCCAGACCTCCGCGCGCAGGAGCGCGTCGCGCCACGCCACGGGCTACTTCTTCTCCCAGCCCATCGCCCGGAGGCGCTCGGCGAGCCACGCGCGGGGGTCTGCCTCAACACGCCGGCGCTCGAACTCCATCTCGTGCTCGGTCATGTTGAGAGCGCGTAGGAGGCACTTCAAATGCGAATTTCGATCTGGGATATCGACGTAGCTCACGCGTTCTCCTCCGTGGCGGCCTCGGCCGCGTTCTTGACCTAGACCACCTTGAGACGAGGCTGCTCCTGCGGCGCGGCGTTCTTGGCTTGCTCGGCCGCGCGCAAGTTCTCGACCGCCATGCGGTAGTAGCTGTCCTTGAGCTCGGCGCCGACGAAGCATCTGCCCTGCTCGATGGCGCCGACGCCCTCGGAGCCGACACCCATGAACGGCGACCAGACGATGTCGTTCGGGTTAGTCCAGAGCATGATGGCGCGCTTGATAACGCCGAGCTGCAGCGGCGCGAGATGGCGCTCATCGTCGTGCTCGCGCGCTCCGCGGGCATTCAGCGTATTCGACTGGGAGATCCCGCACTCGTCGGAGTCGTCGCGCGTCTTGGGGTCGCGCGGGATCTCGAAACCCTCGTCGTCCAGCTTGACGCCGCCGTTCTCGGTCGTGTCCGTCGTGATCCACACCGGCGACGCGTAGCGCTGCCAGCGCTCTACGGGGAAGGTCTCGTTCGTGTGTGTCACAGGCTCGGGGTTGACGCCTGGCTTACGCATAACCACGAGGTAATCAGGGAAGCCCTGACGCGACATGGCCGAGTCCTTCTTGATCTGCTTGTGTAGGAGGCCGAGCGCCTTGGTGCGCTGCATCGCGGTGACGGGATTCTTCCAGATGCAGACCTCGCTGTGCGAAACGAAGCCGGCCTTCTCGTATTCGCGCCGCAGGTCTGAGCGGAAATCGCGGAAGCCAATGAAGCCGTCGCGCGCCTTCGACGTCGGAATGAGCATGCAGTGCACGGCAATGAGACGCCCGGGCATGGTCGCGCGGAACTGCTCCTTGACCAAGTAGCGATAGTGGTCGAAGAACTGCTCGTCGTTCGACACGTTGCCCATGTCCCGGTCGCTGGCGCTGTAGGTATACAGCGACGAGAACGGCGGCGAGAAGATGCTGAAGTGAATCGAGTTGTCGGGCAGCTCCCGCGCCACGTCGACGGTGTCGGCGTGATATGCGGCCCAGCCCTGGCCTTCTTGGACGTCGCAGATCAAGGACATTCGCTCTCCTATCGGTTCATGAAGCCGGGCAGACGCATCGGCCTCGCCGGCTCGTACGGGTTGTGGCGCCGTTGGCGCCCTCGAACGTTCGCGCGCACGGCGTCGCGCGTCTCCCTGGAGAGCTCGTCGGCCATGGCGCGGGCATCAGCCTCCTTGCGCCGCACGTTGTCGACCACGGCTCCCTCGGGCGCCGACGACAACATGTGCACATGAACGGGCCGACGCTGCCCGAATCGCCAGCTGCGGCGGATGGCCTGGTAGGTCATCTCGAACGAATCCGACATACCGATGAAGACCTGCCGCGCGCAGCGCTGAAAGTTCATGCCCCAACCGGCGATCGACGGCTTGGACACGAGGACGCGCAGACGGCCCTCGGCGAACGCCAGGAGGCGTTCGGCCTTCTCGTCCGGGTCGTCCGGTCCGCGGACCTCGACAGCGCCGGGGATGGCGGACGCGGCCCCCTCAGTCTCCGCGTTGAAGTCGCCCCATAGGAGCCATTGCTCGTCAGGCTCGCGGGCCACCAACTCGGCCGCCGCGGCGACTCGAGCGCGTAAGCTGGCCTTGCGCGCCCACCGCCGCTCAGTCAGCGTGGCGGCCAGCTCGATGTAGGGCACGCCGGCGCCCTCGAAGTCCGCCGCCGTGACGCCGACGACATGGTCTCGCACGTCCAGCTGCGGCAGGTCGTAGCCCTCGTCGGCGTACCCGAGATCGCTCGGCCGGCGGACCAGCGCGGCCCAGCACGCCACCCACTTCCAGAAGTCAGCGCGCGCGTGCTTCTTGAGGCGCCAGTCCTGCGTCTTGCCCGAGTCGTGCACGAAGAATTCGGCGAGCATCTCGGCGCGGCTGCACACCCCGAGGAATTCAGCGTGCGTGCCTAGCTCCACGAAGTCGTTCGGCGCCGGCGTGGCCGTGCATGCGAGGCGGTACCTGCAGTGCGCGAACGCGTCCTTCAATGTCGACAGCGTCTTAGAGTCGAAGTTCTTGATGCACGATGATTCGTCGAGCACGACCGCCCCGAAGCGCTTGGGATCGAAGAGGTGCAGGCGGTCGTAGTTGGTGACGCAAATCCCGCCGCGGGCCTCCGCGTCGCTCTTGGCGTGGTGCACATGGACGCCGATGGCGGCGCCCTCCCGGACCGTCTGCGCCGCCACGGCCAGTGGGGCGAGGATGAGCACGCGCTGGCCCGTGGCCTGCCCGACCATACGTGACCACTCGACTTGCATGCGGCTCTTACCGAGGCCAGTGTCGGCGAAGATGGCTGCGCGTCCTTGCCCCACGGCCCAGCGCACGAGGTCGCGCTGGTGCGGTAGGAGGCCGTGCTGTTGTGGTTCGTCGTCGTGGCCGACCCGCGGCGCGTCCTTGAACTTCTGCTTCAGAAAGCTCTCGTATTCCATCACATATCCTCGTCGAGCGCGTGCGGCAGCGCTGGCCGCCTACGGCCGCAGAACTGGCAGAAGACCACGGGCCAATGATGCCCGCCGGGCGAGACCGAGTAGAGCACGCCCGAGGTCGCCGCGCGGCGAACCGCTCCGGTCTCCAGCTGCCGCTCGAGCGCCGCGCAGCACACTTCGACGAGATCATCGTCCACCGGCGGCAGCTCGGCCGCGCTCGGGGCGATGACGATCTGCGGCTGGGCGACGGGCGCGTAGGTCGGCGCGCGCGGGCGCAGCTCCGCCACGGTGGGCTCCTCCTTGAGCTCGGCGCGGCCGGCGTCGGTCAGCTCGTAGCGCTCGCCGAACGAGCCCGTCTTGACGATCCAGCCGCGCAAGATCATGCGGTGGAGCATGCGCCCGTCGTGCCGCGCGCAGGATGCCGGGCCCGCGGCGGCGTCACGCAAGGCGGCGTGCTGGCGCTCGAGGACCGAGTACGCGCGGGCTCTCACGGTCGCACCGGCGCACGATAAGGGACCCAATGCGCCCCATCGCAAATCTCGACTCGGTCATACCAAGTCCACGATAGCGGCGCGACCCGCGTGCTGCCCTTCTGCTCCGGCGCGCACTCGCCACGAAGCACATGAATCAAAAGAGCGGAGACGACCGCAATCAATAGAAGAGCCGCAATCGTACCGAAAAATTTACTGTCGCTCACGGCCACTGCTCCTCTCCGCGCCGCAGGCGCTCCCGGACCGCGACGAGATCGATAACTTCGATGCGCTCGCGCACGACCTGATTGCGAGCCCGCGCGCGCCGCACGAGCCAGACGCCCGCGGCCACGAAGAAGCCGCCGGGGACGAGGAGGCAGAGCGCGAGGCCGAGCTTGTCGGCGCGGGTCACTGGCCACTTCCAAGAAGATGGTGTTCGCGCTCTTGTTCGAGGCGCAACATTTCCCGCCTATGATTCAGGAGATCCTTATCCGTGCGCTCACCTAACTGACAACAGCGATGGACGACAAAGCAAATCGTTCCGGCCACCGTCGGCATGACGATGAGTAGAATGGTGACAGTTTCGGTAATCACGGAACCCACCCTTCCACCCCGCACCAGGCCATCGACGCCGCCGCGCCGAACCCGACGGCCACGATCGCGAGCGCGGCGCGGTTGGCGGGCGAGACCGACGGCGCGAGGACGCCAAAGAGGACCAGGGCGAGCATGCCCGCGTGGGCGAGGCAGGCGGCGGTCATCGCGTCACCTTCGACCGGCGATCTGCATCAGCGAACGCCTCTTCCCACGTCCAGCCCCGACCGTAGGCGTAGGTGCCGTTCGTTAGTAGGTCCCCGCCGATAGTGCCGACGATGCACTCGCCGTCGCGAGTATGCGCGGCGCCAGTCGATCCCCAGCGCCTCTTCGCTTCGCGCTGCGCATCGTGGATGTCCATGAAAGCTGGTTTCATGTGCCCCTCCTCGTGACCCCACCTTGCGCTCGGTCACTGCGTTAGTCAACAAAAATATTCTAACGCACTGCGCACCGTCGACACACGCGGGCATCCTTGACACTCGCATCGACAATCTATCACAATCGTCACTCATGCCAAAGGCCAAAAGCAAGGAATCGCTCTCGGCTCCCGTCGCTGTCGGGGCTCGAAAGCGGGTGATGGACATGGTCCGCGAGATGGGGGAGACCGCCGTAGCGCGACTACTCGGCACCAGTCCCGAGACGCTCGCGCGCATCCTGGCGGGGCTCAACGTGCAGTCAGGCACTCGGGCGCTCGTCGAGCGCGTGCTGGAGAAGGAGAGTGCAGCGTGAGCGAATTCCAGCTGACCTATGAGCAGCGCGAAGCGCTCGCGCGCATCGACGATTGGTATCGCCTCGGGCTGTCACCTATGTTCGCGCTGACTGGCGCAGCGGGTACGGGCAAGACCACGCTCACGCGCGAGATCGTCAAGAAATATGGGACGTCGTCGACGCACTTGACGGCCATGACGGGCAAGGCTGCGCACCGCCTATCCAAGCTGGCCGATGTGCAGGGCGTGACGACGCTGCACAAAGTCCTGTATAACCCGCCGCACGAGTTTCGAAACAAGCAACGCCGCGACGGCGTCGAGCTCGACTTCAACAGCACCCGAGCTACGCAGTGCGAACTACTCATCGTCGACGAGGCATCGATGATGTCTCCGCAGACGTTCGAGAAGCTCAAGAAGGATTGGTCACACGTCAAGGTGCTTCTCATCGGCGATCCGTTCCAGCTTCCGCCGATCCTCAACTCCGAGGAGCAGTCTGTCTATGGCACCGACTTCAGCGTGTTCACCTACGTCAAGGGCTTCGAACTGACGCAGGTCATGCGCAACGTCGGCGGCGTGCTCAAAGCGGCGACGCAGCTGCGCGAGACGGGCGAACTGTGCCTCGATCCATATCCTGGATATGAGATCTGGTACGAGGCCAGTCCGTTGCGCCGCGCCGTCGAGGAATACTGCGCGGACCCATACGAGCATCTCTTGCTCACCTGGCAGAACAAGTGGCGAATGGCGGCCAGTCGCGCCGTGCGCGAGCGCTTCGGCCACAAGTCCGAGCTGCCCGAGTACAACGAGCCCGTCGTGATTCGAAAAAGCGGCCGCGGCGCGCTCAACGGCGACATTCGCAACGTACAACATCTGACGGAAGCATCCGACTTCTACGGTACGAGGACGCGGATGCTGCACAGCATCGGATTCCCCGAGCCCCTCTGGGTGTCCATCGAGGGCGGCAACCCGGAGATGGATGGCGAATTCTTCGACGGATTCTTGTATCTATCGCGAGAGCAATGGACCCAGTCGCGCGGCGACAAAAACAAGCCGCTACCGATTACCTGGGCCTATTGCTTAACGGCGCATCTGGCGCAGGGCAGCGAGGCCGAGCGCACCACCATTTTTCTGGGGCGCCGCGACGAGGAGAGCCGCCACATGGCCGAGCTGTCGACGCTGCCCGATGGGAGGCAGGTGCCGCAGATCGTGCGCTGGCTCTACACCTGCCTCACGCGGTCGAAGAAGCGAACGACGCTGATTGTGGGTGCTCGATGAGTGACAAGAGCCCGCTGGTCCCCGTCTACGACAAGGACCTCACGCGAAGCTGGCCGAAGCACGACGACGTACCAGCGGTGTACTATGTGCCGCTGTCGCGCGTCCTGGAAACGCGGTACGACTTCGACGCGCACTTCTCGGCGTACTCCGCGCCGTCGGTACCGAAGCGCCTCTCGACGAATCCCCCGGCATTCGAGCGCATCGACGGCGGCGTGCAAATGGTGGCCTTGGTTGTGGACGTCGACGACCCCGTCAATCACGCCATCGGCGAGCCCGCCCGCGGCGAATGGTTGGAGGTCGAGCGCCGGCGCGCGGCCGGCATGCAGGAGCACTTCGACGCCGTCTACTACGAGACGCGCGGCGGCTATCGCCTCGTGATCTTGCTCGAACAGCCGGCCGTCATCGCCAGCGCCGAGGATTACGCGGAATGGCGCCTCTACTACTTGACATGGCTAGCGCATCTGCACCGGCGCTTCGGCATCCTCGGCGACCCTGGCTGTCGCGACTGGACTCGCGCGTACCGACTCCCCCTCGTGGTGCGCTCCGGCAAGGCCGAGAATCCCGTGATGACGGGCACGCTCGGCGCCGTCTCGTTCGAGCCCTCAGACGAGGACCTCCAAGAGCTGACTCGCATGGCCGCGCAGTCCAAGGCGTGGAAGCAGGCCCTCGACGGCGTGAGCCGCGGCGCCAAGGCTGCTACGCCAGCGAAAGAGAAGGCCGGCGCGCCCACGGACGCGCTACTGCGGTACGCCCAAGTGCAGATGGACGCGCGCCCGCCAGGCAAGGCCGACGGCTCAGGGGGCTCGGCGGCGCTCCTGGCGGCGAGGTTCCTCTACCGCGAGCTCGCGCTGCCCGACGACGACAAGACACGGGCCGTGTTCGACTCGTGGCTTAAGCGCTGTGATCCGCCGTGGACCGACGAGAACGAGATCCAGCACAAGATCGACGAGGGCGCAGCGTCCGAGGCGGTGGCGGAGGGCTCGGGGCTGCATCTATTTCGCATCTGGCTGGCATTCGAGGAGGCCGAGCAAAACACGCCCATGTCCGTCGCCGTGCAGAGCGCCAACCCCGATGCCCCGCGCGTCGTACGCATCGGCCCCCTAGAAGGCGAGATCGTCGACGAAGTCATGGTCTGCCTGGCCTCGCGCAACGGCATCTATTGCCGCGACAACCGACTGATGGCGATCATGCCTCCCGAGCTGCCGGGAGAAAAGAAGCGGCTTGTGGCGTTGTCGCGCGCGACCGTGCGCGGCCTTATCACTCGCTGCTGTCGACTCGAGAAGTTCGACGCACGCTCGAGCAAGTGGGTGCACGCCAACCCGCCGGCGTGGCTCGTCGACCAAGTGTACGATCGGGTGCATTGGCCAGGTATCCCTCCCATCACCGACTTCGTTGACGTCCCCGTGCTCAACGCCTTCGGCGAGGTCATAGCGCCCGGCTACGACAAAGCAAGCGCTATCTACTATGCGCCATCGTTCGAGCCCTTGCCGATGCCGGACGCGCCCACTTTCGCCGACGCCGTCGCCGCGGCGGAGCGGCTGCTCGACCTGTTGTGCGACTTTCCCATTCCCCTGCTTTCCTATCGCTCGGCGTGGCTGGCGGCGCTCTTGACGCAGTTCGCGCGGGCGCTCATCCGCGGCCCCATCCCAATGGTGATGGTCGACGGCAACGCCAGGGGTTCGGGCAAGACGAACCTTGTCGACATGGTGGCCGAGGCCGCGCTTGGGTGCCTCGCCAACAAGACGCCCGAAGCGAAGGACCCGGACGAGTTCCGCAAGCAGTTCTCGTCGGCCGTGCTGGCGGGCGATACCATTATCTGCTTCGACAACCTGACGAGCGCTGTCGGTGGCGCCGCGCTTGACGCCGCGCTCACGAATGGTGGGCGCTGGTCCGATCGCATCCTTGGTACCAATACCCGCGTTGACCGCGTCGTCAAGATGACCCCATTCGCCACCGGCAACAACATTCCGCTACGCGACGACCTCGTGCGCCGCCTTCTGTACATTCGCATTGAGTCTCAGACCGAGAAGCCCGAGGAGCGGTCAGGCTTCAAGCACGACATCGAGGGCAAGCTGGGCGTCCGCCACGTGCTCAAGCACCGCGCCGAGATCGTGCGCGACTGCCTCATCATCCTCCGCGCCCACTGGCTAGCTGGGCGCCCTCGGCCGCCGATGATGTCGTGGGGCTCGTTCGAGTCGTGGTCCCTCGCCGTGCGCGCGCCTATCATCTGGCTGGGCCTCCCCGACCCTGCCGATGGGCGCCGCCAGCTCGCCGAAGAAGTAGATGAAGAGCCGACCAACCTGGCCCAGCTCATGGCCGGTCTCGAGAAGCTCCAGGCCTCCTACCCCGGCGGTTTCACCGCCGCCCAGGTCGCCGCCGCCTGCGCCAGCTTCATGCCCGAGGACAAGAACGAGGAGCTCAAGGAGGCCGTGGCCGCTCTAGCGTCAACGCGCCCCGGTGCGCCACCTACAAGTAAGCAGGTTGGAGGCTTGCTCAAGAAATATCGCGGTCGCCCTGTTGGGGGGCGCCGTATTTGCCACGCCAAGAAATTGGGACACGACAAGGTAATGCTCTGGGCCGTCTCTCCCGTTTAATTCTCGACCACCCCACCCTCAAAAATTTACGCTTTGCGGGTATTGCATCGCCAAATGCGGGTATTGTTCGCTCCCGTTGCGAACTTTACCCGCAACAAAATCCATTTAATTTTTACACAGATGCGGATAATGCGGATAATGCGGAGTATAATCTCTAGCCTAATACAAGGGATTGTCGATCTACGTACATATAGCGTATATACTCAGGTACGTAGGGGGTGGGGTGGTTGTTTTGCGGTACAGGGGTAATAGGTGGCAAAAAAGAGGACCACATCCCCCGCACATTCGGCCAATGCATAGTGAGTGCGCTAGTTTAAGTAGCGGGTAGAGCGTTTGGGACAAACCCCGCAAGCTTACAATACCCGCACAAGTAATGGACGGTTCTAGCGGGCTTGCATGGTGAACGTGGGGCGTGCAAGAGTCGAGTCGTGGCATTTGGTGTCCAGTCATGGCTAACGGCGTAGCCACCGAGGCGAAACGGGGACGCGGTAACAAGTCGGCGCAGCAGGTCGTGCAGGCGCGCCTGGCGACGGCAGAGCGCCTCGTGGCAGAGGGCAAGCCTCGACCCGAGTTCATCGAGGAGTTTCGGGGCGAGCACCCCAACTGCGACTTGCGCACCATCGACCGCTACAAGGCCATGGCATTCCAGGCGATTCGAACGCGACGCGAGGCCGAGCGCGCGCACGACATCGACGTGCGGTTGCATCGCCTCACGTACCTGTCGCACAAGCTCGAGCGCGAGCAGGCTTACGCGCCGATGATGCGGGCCGAGCAGCTCTTGGCCCAGATCACCGGCGTGCTGGAGGCCGAGAAGCACCTGCACCTGCACCAGGCGCCGCAGGAGGCCCGTCAGGAGCGTTTGCCGGCCGTGGACTGGCGCGGAGCTACTCCCGAGCAATTGGACGCGCTGGAGAGCGCCCTGCGCGCGCTGGTGACGTCCCAGCCCGCGCTTCCCGCGCATGAGTCTGGCGATTGAGCGCGCGGCCGCTCCTGGACGCGCTCGCGTCCGACCCCTTGCGCTACCTCGCCGAAATCGAAGCCGAGCGCGCCCGGCGGCGCGCGGAGGAGGCCGGGCAGTGGTCCTTCGCCCAGTTCGCGCAGAACGCCTGGCAGTACGTCGACACGCGGCCGCTACAGTGGAATCGCTATCTTGCAGACCTAGCTCTGCACCTCGACGCCGCCGGGCGCGGCCGCATCCGCCGTCTCGTGGGCAACGGTCCGCCGCGCATGGGCAAGTCGAACCTCTTCGCCATCATGTGGCCAGCGTGGATTTGGGCGTGCGTTAACTCGGCGGAATGCTTTATTTATCTCTCGTACAGCGACGACCTCGTGACGGAGCACTCGGTCAAATGCCGCCAGCTCATCGAGTCGCCCTGGTACCAGGACACCTTCCGGCCACGGTGGCAGCTCGGCGCGCAGGTCGCCGCCGGCGGGCGCGTGTCGAATCGGCAGGACGACTTCGTCAACTCGGCGGGCGGGCGCCGCATCGCCTCGAGCATCAAGTCGGGTGTCATCGGGCGCGGCGCGACCAAGATCTGCATCGACGACCCGCTCTCGTCCGAGGAGGCGCGCAGCATGGCCGAACGCGACCGCGCGCGCGAGGCGGTGCAGCAGGCCGTGGCGACGCGCTTCAACGACCCGGCGTCGGGCGTGGCGGTCATGCTCATGCAGAGGCTCGACCCGGAGGATCCGAGCCAGTGGGCCATAGACGCGGGCTGGGAGCACTTCTGCGCGCCGATGGAACGCGACGAGCGCGAGTTCGTGACCTACGAGGTCGTCGATGGCGAGAAGCGCGAGCTGTGGCGTGACGAGCGCAAGCCCGGCGACTTGCTCGACCCGCAGCGCTTCCCGCCCGAGGCCATTAAGCAGATCAAGGCCAGTTTCTCGGCGGCGAAGTACGCCGCGCAGTTCAACGAGCGCCCCGTGCGCGACGCGCGCGCCGGCAAGATGTTCAACCGCGGCATGTTCAAGGTCTTCGATGCGCCGCCGGCGCGCGAGCGCGTGGTGCGCAGCGCGCGCTGCTGGGATTTGGCGTCGACCGAGGGTGAGGGTGGGATCCAGACGTCGACCGAGCCCGACTGGACGGTTGGCCTGCGCGGATCCATCCTCGACGACGGCATGATCGTCGTGGAGGACGTGGTCGATGGGCAGTGGGGACCCCTCGACGTGCGCAAGACCATCAAGGCGACGGCGAAGCTCGACCCCGACGGCGTTGAGGTGTCGGTGCCGCAGGATCCAGGGCAAGCGGGCAAGGCGCAGGCGCAGGAGTTCGTTTCGATGCTCATCGGCCACACCATCCATACGCCGCGACGCTCGCGCTCGACGGGCGACAAGATCACGCACGCGGGCCCGGCGAGCTCGCAGGCGCAGGCGGGCAACATGGCGGTCGTGCGCGGACCGTGGAACGATCGTTTCTTCCAGGTGCTCGAGGGCTTCCCCGACCCCGCTGTGCACGACGACCACGTCGACGCGCTCGCGGACCTCGTGCACCTCCTCGCGCTCGGCGAGCAGGGCACAGCCGATATGTGGGCGCAGGTTGACCTCGGGGTCCAGGAGGGCGACGAGTGGGACGCGCGGTCATGATTAGGGAAGGCCGGACCATAAAGCGCGAAGGCTATTTGTTGCTCGACGGCAAGAACGCTGATGGAACGGATCGGCTCGCGTGGATCGTGCAGGTCTTCGATCGCCCTTGGCGAATCGATACGGCTCAACGTCGTCAGCTCGCTTCGCGTGGCAGCCGGCGTTATTCGATCGCGTGCGGACTCCATTCGGGATTCCCGCGGTGCTGTGTGCGTTTCTTCGTCTACGGATGGGGATGCATGAGCGACGACGAACGCGCGGCGTATAGCGCCACGTTCGATGCAATACACGCAGGCTATGTTCCGTGTCCTCAGTGCGTTGCGCTGCGCCGATTCGTGCCGCGCGATCAGACCAAATCGTGTGATTGCAACGAGCGCTATCGCGCCGTCGGGTTTGAGCGATGAGCGCCCTCGACGACGCCGTCGCCGGCCGCGAGGTCGTGCAGATCGACCACAACCGCGCCGGCACGCGCATGCGCCTCGTGGTCCAGGGCGAGGACGGCAAGGAGGAGTCGCTCACGTTCCAGGCCGCGGGCGGGGGCGAGTGGCGTCTCGTCGGCCGCGGCTCCGCGCCGGTCGACCTGGAGGGCACGCTCTCGGAGTTTCGTAGGTGAGTTAGACTTCCCTCCCGCATCCGCGGTACCTTCGTTGCATGGCCCGCTGGAAGTCCCGACGCCGCGCGAAAGTTCAAGACCAGGTCGACGGCTACGAGCCCAAGGCGCCCGCGCCGGTCGACCCTTGGACGCAGCCCGAGGTGCTCGACGAGCTGGCCACGCGCGCGCCCTCGAGCGGCAACGCCCGCTGGGACCAGGCCAACCTCGACGGCTTTCGTAATGAATTAACGGGTATCGGCACGTGGGAGAAGGACAAGGCGCTCGGCGGCCGGCGCGGGGGCATGTCTTTCGAGCTCAACTTCATCTCCCAGGTCGCCGCCGAGTCGCGCTGGCGCGGCTCCGACCTCGGCGCGCGCCTCATCGAAACTATCCCCGACGAGATGACGCGCGAGGGCTGGGACGTGCAGGTGCAACCCTCGGACGAGGATGATGAGGCGGATGAGAAAGCGGACGCGTTTCCGCCGAGCGCCGGCGCGGCCGCGCCTCCACCGCCGATCGCTGCCGCGCCCATGCCCGAGAAGCATCCTGGCGAGATCGACGTCGACGACGCCGGCATCGAATGCGCCGAGGCGGTGGACGCCAAGCTCGAGGAGCTCGATGCGCTGCAGGTCTTCTGGGAGGCGCTCTGCTACGAGCGCGCGTACGGCGGCGCGGCCATCCTCGTCGGCGCCGACGACGGCACCGAGGACTTGACCAAGCCGCTCGACGAGGACCGCATCGAGGACGTCAAGCATATCACCGCGTTCTACGGCGGCTGGGACGGCGAGATGGTTGCGTGGTCGTGGTACCGCGACGTCGCCGACGCCAACTACGGCAAGCCCGAGATGTACATGCTCCGCAACCTCGGCGTGCCCATCGCCAAGATCCCGGCCCCCGGTGAGAGGGTGACCAACAACATCCTGCCGCCGATGTCAGGCCCGAACGGCAGCTACGGTCCTCTCATCACCTGGGTGCATGAGTCGCGCTTGCTCGTCTTCCCGGGCGTCGCCGCGTCCCGCCGCGCGCGCGTGCAGATGCGCGGCTGGGGCGACTCGCTCTTCACCCGCGTCGACCAGGTGCTCCAGCAGTACGACCAGACCTGGGCGGGCGTCGCGAATCTCATGACCGACTTCGCCCAGGGCATCCTGAAGATCAAGAATCTCGCCCAAAACCTCATGGCCAACAACAAGGCCGGGACGGGTGTCGTGCGCAACCGCGGCACCGCGCTGAACATGGGCCGATCGATCGCCGGGCTCATGATGATCGACGCCGAGGAGGACTTCAAACGCGAGATGGCCTCGCTCGCGGGCCTACCCGAGGTGCTCCAGCAGTTCGCGCTGCGCCTCGCCGCCGCCGCGGGTATGCCCGTGAGCTTGCTCATGGGCCAGGCCCCGGCAGGCTTGAATGCGACGGGCGACAGCGAGATCCGCTGGTTCTATGACAGAGTCGCGAGCTGGCAGCGCAAGCGCATGCTGCCGCAGCTCAAGCGCCTCGTCGGCCTCATCCTCAAGTCGAAGCAGGGCCCGACCGACGGCGTCGAGCCCGCGCGCTGGAGCGTGGTCAACCGGCCGCTGTACCAGATGAGCGCCAGCGAGAAGGCGGACCGCTACCTCAAGGTCGCCCAGGCCGACGCGATCTACCTCACCAACAGCGTCGTGACGCCCGAGGAGGTCGCCGCCACGCGCTTCGCCGGCTCCGAGTACAGCGACGGGCCGATCACGGTCGATTTCGAGGGCCGCGCGGAGATGGCCGCGCAGGACGAGGCGGACAAGGCCGCGGCCGAGAAGGCGCAGGCCGCGCAGGCTCAGCTCGCCCAGAAGCAGCAGGCTGAGTTGCACGCGGCCAAGGTTGAGGCGACCAAGAACCCGCCGCCGGCAGCCGCGCCAGCGGAGGAGGGCGTCGACGAAACCGAGAAACCTCCCGAGAAGAAGGTCGCGCCCGTCGCACCCGGGCGCGCTGTGCAGAGCTAGAACACACGCACCGCGAATGATAGTGACGGGCCACCCGCTTCGTCGCGCACTTCCACATATGGAGGGGGAGGCAAAAGCGCGCCACGCGCGTCCAATTCGGCGCCCACGGCGGCGAGCATTTCCAATTGCCCGATGTGTGCCTGAGTCCCACGCACAGCCGCGGCGCAAGCAGCGAGCATCTCCGCTTCGATTGTGCGGCGCACGTGCTGCAGCGTCAAAGTGTCCATCTTGGCCACAATCTTCGGCATCGTCGTGCCTCCGTCGTGCTCATGGTTAGCGCCCCAGCTTCCGCAGCACCGTCACCAGTTGATTCACTTCCGAGTCGTCGCCGGTCTTGTAGGCCGCTTCGACCGCCAGCTTGAGAGCCGCCATCAGACTCGCCTTGACCGCCGCCTTGTTCTTCATGGTCCTAATCTAACATCGCCTGCGGGTTTGTCAACAAAAATCTTCTAACTCGAATCGTGCTAGCCTTTTCGTGTGATTCATACCCGCTCGCGCACCATTGCCATGGTTCGCCTCCTGCGCGCCGCTGCGCCCGCGCTGCACCGGCGCAAGGGCGGGCGCATGCCGCGCCAGCAGCAGCCCGACGCGATCCGTCTCGAATATTACAAGGCGATCCGCGCCCGCGCGGTCGAGCCGTCGGTGCGGGCGCTCGCGGGCGTGCGCGACGAGATCTTGCGCCTCCTCGCCGACGAGCGCGCGGAGCGCGGTGATGCTAGGATGGAGGCCGACGGTCGGAGCCTAGGCGCGCGAGCGCCGGAAGCTGCCCAGGAGCGGGAGGGAGCGACCTGGGGCCGAAGGGCTGACGCCGGCGGGCGGAAGGACCGCGCCCGCGAGCTCATCGAGAAGGCCGCCGCGCGCGCGACGCAGACCGTGAGCGAGCGCGAGCTGGCGGAGGTGGCGCGGCAGTTCGGCATGCGCACGAGCGACTTCCAACGCGTGCAGCTTGACCGGCAGGTGCGCCAGGCCGTGGGCGTGCCGCTGTCCTCGGTCGAGAAGCCGACCGTTGACCGCATCCCCGGCTTCGTGCGCGAGAACGTCGACCTCATCAAGACCGTGCCCAAGCGTTACTTCGAATCGGTCAAGGATGTGACATCGCAGGCGTTCGAGAAGGGGTGGACAGTCGACAAGCTCTCGGAGGAGATTTCGTCTCGCGGCGACGTCGCTGAGTCGGACGCGCGGAGGATCGCCAGGGACCAGATCGGCAAGCTCAACGCTGAGGTGAACCAGGACCGCCAACAAGCGTTAGGGGTCACAAGTTATATTTGGCGAGGGGTACTTGATGTGCGCGAACGTGATTCGCACGTCGCGTTTGAGGGTAGACGATTCGAATGGAACGGTGACGCGCCAATTGGCGTCAGTGGGCAAGTGATTCAGCCTGGTTATGAAATCTGTTGTCGTTGCCACGCCGAGCCGGCGCTCGACGACATCATCGCTGGCTTGAGCGAGGATTAGGCGCTGTTCGCACGTGACACAACCCCGGGTGTAGCCTCGAAAGTATGACGATTATCGACGGGCTTCTGTGGCCAGATTTCAAGGCAGTCTTGAATGGCTGCTTGAAGGCGCCGGCGGTTTTTGCGTACACCGACGGCGGCGGAAACGTTTACGTCGCTGCGCGCGTAGCTGACGTGTTGTTCTCTTGTGGTATTGCTGCGGGCGCAGACGTCACCGATTTCCACTCCCAATCCTGGTACGACGCAGCCAACACGGCTTCCAACCTCAACGGCGCCAAGTTGTACGCCGCCGTTTTCGGTTAGGAGAAATCGATGTATTTCTTGGGCTCTATCACGGGCCCGAGCGGCGGCGCCGCCGGGGTCTCGGTCAACAATCAGCAGTCGGGAGGCTTCGCCATTCCGCCGGGCACCCGATCGATCTACCTCGTGCCGCAAAATCCGCCGACGCTATTCGAGTTCGGCAGTGCCACGGGGTCGACGGGCGCGACCTTCCAGACGACCGTCGGCCGCGGAGCCATCCTCGACTCGACCGGCATCTACGGCCCGTTTCCGTGCGTGGTGGCGCCCGGGCAGCAGACCGTGGTCTCCATTTGCAACAACACGGGCGCGCCCGTCTCGGTCCGCGTCTACGCCAGCCCGGTGGCGGGATGAAGCACGTCCGGCCCAAGACGAAGCCACAGCCAAGGCCGAAACCGCGATGAGCGACGAGGACTTCGAAAAGCTGCGCTTTCGCATTCGTGCCGAGCGGAAGCTCCGCGAATGGAATGCCACCAATCGAGTCGACCGCGTTGGCGACGGCGGGCTACTCACCGATGTGCGCGACGACGTCGAAGCGGCGCGGCCACATTGCCCCTGGTGCGAGGAGCCGCTCGACGACAAGGGCGAGTGCGCGCGCCGCTGCCGCGCCTCGCGCGTGAACAGGACGGACAACCGATGAGTCAGCGAAGCGACGTCACGCCGCCGGGCCGCGAGGCTCAGGTGCGCGCGCTCAAGAACAAGCCCGGCGTCGACAATCCGTACGCCGTGGCCTGGGCTTCGTACGAGAAGGGCGACGCGACCTACGACGGCGCCAAGTGCGATGACTGCGGGCAGATGGTCCCGGTCGTCGACGCCAAGTACGTCGACCATGTCGCGCCCGGTGGCAGCTACGGCGAGCCGACGATGAGCAACGCCAACATGGATGCGGCGACGTCCATGTGCGACGGCTCAGGCGCGATGTGCAAGTACGACACGATCGAACATCGCGGCGGCCAGTGGGTGCTCATCGCCAAGTCGAGCGGCAAGGTGCTCGGGACGCACCCGACCAAGGAGGTCGCTGAGGCGCAGGAGCGCGCGGTCCAGGCGAACAAGCACGCCGACGACGTCGTAATTCCCGGCACCGTCAAGCGCTGGGAGCGCATCGACTTCGCCCCCGGCGAGCTGCCGCGGGCGCGCGTCACCGCGGATGGCTTCCTCCAGGTCGCCGGCCGCGTCGCGCGAACGGGCATCCAGGAGTACCGCGACGGCCAGGGCGGCATCCGCAAGGAGCTGCGGCTGCCCGAGGAGGTGCGCAAGTCGCTGCCCACCTTCCCGCTGCAGCCGATGACCAACCTCCACCCGTCGGAGATGGTCTCGCCCGACAACGCGCAGAAGTACGTCGTGGGCGCGGTCGGCGAGGCCGAGCTCAAGTCCGACGGATGGGTCACGGCGCCGCTGTCGCTCTGGCGCGCCGACGCCATCGAGGCCGCGCGCAACGGTCGCGTGCAGCTCTCGGTCGGCTACACGTGCCGGCTCGAGACGCAGGACGGCGAGTGGCAGGGGCAGAAGTACGACGCGGTCCAGCGCGACATCGTCGTCAACCACGTCGCGCTCGTCGACGCCGCGCGCGCCGGCGACGCCGCGCGCCTGCGCCTCGACGCGGGCGACGCGGAGGCCGTGTCGTTTGCGTGTGATACAGGCGAACCGTTACCTTCAATTCGTGAGGCAAAACTGATGGCGAAGCTGACGATCGACGGGATGGTCTTCGAGGTGCAGGACGCGAACGCGCAGGCCGCCCTCGACGGCTTCGTCGCCCGCGTCCAGAAGGACCGCGACGAGAAGGTGGCCGCGGAGAAACTCCGCGCCGACAACGCGGAGAAGCTGCGCGAGGTCGCGGTCAAGGAGAAGGAAGCCCTCCAGGGCAAGTACGACTCCAAGATGGCCGAGGACAAGCAGCCCATCAAGCTCGACGCGGCCGAGATCACAGTCGCCGATGCGGCCGACCCGGCGAAGTTCGCCGCGTTCGTCCAACCCATCGTCGAGGCCCGTGCGATGGCGCGCGCGTCGCTGCTCGTCGAGGCGCGCAAGCACCTCGGCGCCAACGAGAAGTTCGACGCCTACGCCGGCAAGGACGGCAAGATGGTGCCGGCCAAGACCGACGACGAGATCAAGCGGCTCGTCATCGGCAAGCTCAAGCCTTCTATCAAGCTCGACGGCAAGGGCGCCGAGTACGTGCAGGCGCTCTACGACGACGCGGTGGCGACGGCCAAGCCGCAGCCGAGCGCGCTCGACCTCGCCCGCGCCACGGGCGGCCCGGCCATTGTGCCGCAGCTCGCCGGCGAGCGCTCGGACGAGACCGCGCAGCCCGATGCGGAGACCGCGCGTAAGGCGATGATCGAACGCATGCTGCGCGCCAACCCCAACCACCCCAAGCACGACGCCGCTCTGGCGTCGAAGGTGTAGGACCATGGCCCAGACCACCGTTTCCGCGGGCGGCCAGTCGATCGGCGTCGCCGGTCAGCTCGCCGACTCGGCCGAGGGGCGCGACGTCGTCTCCGGCTTCAACAAGGAGGCGACGGCCCAGATCCCGTTCGGCTTCGGCGTGCGCGTGCAGCCGGGCTCGAACGGCGACGGCTTCCTGCTCGCGACCGGCTTCTCGGGCGGCGCGCCCGGGACCGAGGTCGCCGGCATCAACGTCTTCTCGTTCAACCACTTCAAGCAGGGCGCGGCCGACCCGCTCGGCAACTTCGCCGGCGACCTCGGCGGCTCGGGCCTGCTCCCGAACGCGGGCCTGCAGGTGCTCCGCGAGGGCCGCGTGCTCGTCCCGGTCGAGATCAACGTCGTCGCCGGCGACCGCGCCTGGTGCCGCGGCATCGCGACCGGCACCACGTCGAACACGGCGGGCATTTGGTCGGGCACGGGCTACAACGTGGCGGGCGCCGGCTCGTCCTACATGATCGACTGCACCCGCCAGGGCGTGTTCCGCTCGGGCACCTACACGGCGGCCGACGGCGTCACGAAGGTGGCGGTCCTCGAGGTCGACTTCACCAACAAGTCGTTCTAAGGAGCGTCCCATGCGTTTGCCCCCGAACTATCGCTACGACGCCGAGACCCGCGGGGACGCGGGCGAGACGCTCTTCGTCGAGCGCGCGCTCCTCTGGGTTGAAACTGAGACCTACAACACGTTGTTCCCGCCGCTCGAGGGCCTGAAGTACGTGCCCATCGACATGAGCGCGTCCGAGGGCGCCAAGGGGACCGCGTACAAGCAGTACACGCGGACCGGTATCGCCAAGCTCGTCACCGAGCGCGGCGGCGACCTGCCGACGTCGAAGCTCTTCGTCCGCGAGTTCCAGCACCAGTTCTACCGCCTCGGCATGTCGTACGAGTACACGCTCGACGACCTGCTTGCGGCGCAGATGTCGGCGCATAACGGCGGCCCGGCGCTCAACATCGACATGGAGCAGGCGATCGCCGCGCGCGAGGGCATCAACAAGGGCCTCGACGCGATCTCAGGCATCGGCTCGGCGACGTCGTCGACCATCCCCGGCCTGTCGGTGGGCATCGGCCCCGACGTCGGCTTGCTCGGCCTCCTGAACCAGCCTAACGCCTCGACCTACACGCCGGCCACCGGCGCGCAGGGCTCGACGCAGTGGCTCTTCAAAACGCCGGACGAGAAGATCGCGGACATCGTCGGCCAGTACGGCGCGATGGAGTCGGGCACCTACAAGATCTTCGTGCCGGACACGTTCCTCCTTCCCATTCCGCAATTTCGCGGCGCGGCGAGCACTCGTTTGGGCGACGGCTCGGATGAGACGGCCATCTCGCTCCTCAGGACGAAGATGCTCCCGGGCGTCACCATCGATTCGTGGCAGTACTGCGCGGGCGCGGGCTCGGGCGGCGTCGACCGCTGCGTGGCGTATATCAACAATAAGCGCTACGTCAAGCACATGATCTCGCAGATGTTCCGCCAGATGCCGCCGCAGTACGAGAATCTCGAGTTCTCGGTCGACTGCTTGGCGAAAACCGCTGGAGTTTTCGCACCTTACCCCATATCTATCAGCTATATGGACAGTATCTAGCGTAATTCCAGCTAGTTAGTCCGTATCTCCAAATTAACTCTTCTCAATTAGGTAAACGATGAGTAAGATGTCCTCTTAGGAGGTCATCATGAAGCTCATCATCTACGGCTTGATCGACCCCCGCGACGGGGCGGTCCACTACATCGGCAAGTCGTCCTCGGGGAAGAAGCGCCCGCGCGAGCACGGTATCGCGCGAAAGCTCGATCTTGATTTCACACCCAAGGCGCGCTGGATTCGGGCTCTTCAACAGGAGGGTCTGGAGTTCGGCGTGGTCGTGCTTGAGCAGATCGAACGTCGCGAGGACCTCGCCGCCGCGGAGATTCGGTGGATCGCCTTCGGCCGTAGCGAAGGTTGGCCGCTTAAGAACATCACTGAAGGCGGCGATGGGCGCCAGCCGGGCTACAGGGTGCCGGCCGAGGAAGTCGAGCGCGCTCGGCGCGAATGGGCACTCGGAATTCGCAAGCACAAGCCCGAGACGATCGAGAAGCTGCGCGCGCTCAAGCTGGGAGTGCCACGCAGCGAAGAAACCAAAGCGAAAATTCGTGAAGCTCGATTGCGCCAAGCGCCATTTTCGGTGGAAGTGCGACAGCGCATGAGCGAGATCAAGCTAGGAAAGCCTCCGAATAACAAAGGCATGAAGATGTCTACCGAGACGCGCGCCAAGATGAGCGCGGCGCACAAGGCGCGCCACGCTATGCATCCAGTCTCCGCCGAGACGCGCGAGAAGATCGCCGCCTCCAAGAGGGGTCGCGCATGCCCTGATCTCGCGGAATGGCATCGTACCGAAGCAGGTAAAGCACATGCTGAAAAGCTGCGTCAAATCACGCTGGCGCGATGGGCAAAGAAGCGAGGAGAAACCCCTACGACTTGACAAACTCGCGATTGCGGCGCGATTCTGAGTGCATGCAGACCGTCGTGATCAACAATCGTGAGGGGCTCGTCCAGGGCCAGCTCCAGCCCGACCCCGAGCTCGTCGCCAAGATGACCAAGGGGTCCATCCCCATCAACCGGTGCGTGACGCTCCTGCCAGGGGCGAACCTCGTCGAGGCCGCCGACCTGGAGGCGCTGGGCAGGAACCCGGCATTCGCCAAGCGCTTCGAGACGAAGATCCAGCGCTCGCCGGCGCCCGAGCAGAACCCCGAGAAGGTGGGCCTGCCCGAGCTGCAGCTCATGGGCGTCGACGGCAAGCTCATCGACCAGACGCAACCGGTGCCCAAGGACGCCAAGCCCGTGGCGCCGCTGCAGGTCGACAAGGACCACCCGCTCAAGGCGCTTAAGGCCGAGGTCGCCAAGGCGCTCATCGACGAGACCTTCGTCGTCTCCACGCTGCGCGCGTGGCTGGGCAGCGAGGGCCGGCCCGAGGTGCGCCTTGTTCTGACCCAGCGCATCGCCGAGCTCGACGCGGCGCCCGAGGGCGGCCCGGCGGCGGCGGGACGATAATGTTCCCGCTGATCAACATGACGTTCTCGTGCGACGGGTGCAACAAGACCGCGCATGTGTCGCTGCGCCCAGACGGGAATCAGGAGAATCCGCATCACACCTTACCGCAGGGCTGGTTGCGCTGGACGCAGGGCTACGATCGCTGCCTTGATGCGAGTCCATATGGACGCGAGGTTCCGTGGGTCGCGTGCAGCGAAAAGTGCGTCGCTACCGTCAAGGAGCTCATCAAGGGCTTGAAGCAGCGCGCCGCCGCGTTGCAGGTCGAGCAAGAGTTGGCCGCTATCGCGTTTGTTCTCGGCCCTGTGGGCGAGTAGCCGGTGGCGATCACCTGGAGCGACGTCGTCGGCATCGCCCCCGAGCTGGTCTCAGTCGAGACGGCGACGCAGACCGCCATCCTCGCCGTGGTGTCGCGCCAGATCGACGCTGACGCCTGGGGCGAGTTCGCCGACGACGGCGCCAAGTACCTCGCCGCGCACCTCGCCTCCATCCGCGGCAATGAGGGCTTGGTCACCACCGAGACGCTCGGGCAGATGTCGCGCTCCTACGCGCTCCCGCCCGGCATCATGGGCTCGCTCGCGTTGTCGACCTACGGCGCGGAGTATAGGCGCTTGATCGATATCGCCGTCGGCGTGCCCGGGATCATCGTCTGATGCCTATCATCGTCAAGAAGCGCTCCAATTTCGAGTGGGACGTCGTCGAGGAGAAGGGCGTCCACGAGCACGTGCTCGAGACGCACCCGTTCGAGAGCGCCGCGCTGGCGCGCATGCGCGAGTTAAACGCGCGCCGCGCGCAGGAGGCCATCGGCACGCACGGGACCTTCACTATCGGCCCGGCGGGGGTCGCCGCCGTCGGCTGCACGTGCTCCAAGGGCATCCGCCTAGAGGCCGTCGCCTGCCCGGTGCATGGTGTCTGACGAATCACGCGCCCCCGAGGCGCAGGCCGCCGTCTCGCGCTACGCCTTCCTCGCCGGGCCCGTGCGAGGGCTCGACCTGCAGAAGCGCGTGCCCGAGTTCATGCGCCGGCGCGGTTGGCCGGCGGAGGATGAGGATCTAGCCACGTGTATCGCAGCCGCCGTGGGGCTGTCCAAGATCGGCGCCGGCGCCACGCCCATCTACCGACCCCCGACCGCCGACGCGCTCCGCGGCGCGTGGCCGGCCGACGGCGCGCACACCGGTCGCTGCCAGCTTGCCGCGCAGGCGCAGGGACTTATGCTCGGCCGCGAGCCGACGTGCAAGCCGCACTTCCAGTGCATCTCGGCGAGCGAGCTGGTCGTCAAGCTCGACCTCGACGAGCTGCTCCAGAATCGATAGCCATGGCACGCGGCAAGAAGATTACCGTCAAGGACAAGGACCTTGGCTGGGTCGACTTTTTCAAGCGCGTGGGAGAGATGGGTCTCGATCGCCTGCGCGTCGGCGTGCTCGCCGACAGCGCCGCGGGGGGTCTACACGTCGAGGGCGCGGACCTCACGGTGGCGGAGATCGCCGCGGTCAACGAGTTCGGCACCGAAGACGGCCACATCCCCGCGCGCTCGTTCTTGCGCTCCAGCTTCGACGCCAACCGCGAGGCCAACGTGCGTTTGTTCGACAAGCTTCTCGGCGCTGTGCTCGACGGCAAGATGCCGATCGACCAAGCGCTCGGGCTTCTCGGCCTCAAGATGTCAAGCGACGTGAAGAAGAAAATCGCCTCCGATGTTCCGCCGCCGAACGCGCAGCGCACTATCGAACAGAAGGGCTCGGCTCGCACCCTCGTCGACACGGGCCGCATGCTCAACGCGGTGACGTGGGCAGTAGATAAGGACAAGAAGGGCTAGCGAATCTGCTCGAAACTGGCGAGAAACGCGAAGAGTTCCATACCGCAACCACCGCCTGAGCTGAGAGCCGTACCGGTACTACGCGCGCCATGAACGTACATGGGGGCGCCATTGTACTTCTGCTTGGCGCAGGCGCGCGAAATCGTAACAGTGTGCTCCGAATTGTTCTTCAATGCCCAGACTTGACCCTTGCCGATAAAGGGGACTTCCTTAGCGACCGTCTGCCAGCCCTCAGTCACCGTCACCAACATCGTTTTCATACCCCTAATCTAACATCGCCCGCGAGTTTGTCAACAAAAATCTTCTAACTCGAATTGTGCTAGGCTTTTCTCGTGGACATCGACTCGCTCATCCAGTCGTTCATGACCCAGGGCGGGTCCTACACGGTCACGCGGCGCCAGCGCGCCGCCTACTCGCGCGGCATCGCCCAGCCCACCAACGACTTCACCATCACCATCAAGGCGTGCGTGCAGCCGGCGACGGGCAAGGACCTCTTGCGCCTACCCGAGGGGCGCCGCTCGAACGAGACGCGCGTGCTCTTCACCACGACCGAACTCGACTGCGGCGACGTCGACAGCGACTTCGAGGCGGACACCGTCACCATCGACGGCGCCTTCTGGGAAGTTCAGCATGTAGAATTCTGGACCCAAGGCGGGTTCCTCAACCAGACGCGGCCGGCCGGGTACCGCGTCATCGTGCAGGCGCCGACGCCAGGGACGGATGACGTATGAGCTGGAACGACGTCGGCGACGCCATCCAGGCCGCCATCGTGCGCGCCAGCGGCCTCGCCGCGAGTCAGGTCGTCTGGAAGGACCAGGATCGCGGCCAGCCGCTCACCGACTACGTGGCGCTGCGCCTCGGCGGCGGCATCACGCTCGGCATCGACTACATCCAAAGCTCGACCGACTTGACCCGGCCGCTCGGGCAGGAAATCGAGCTCAAGGTGCGCGGCCGGCGCGAGGTGCCGCTCGAGGTCGAGTGCTTCACCTCCGAGTCGGTCTCGAGCCGCTCGGGCTCGGCGCTCGAGCTGTGCTCGCGCATCATGGCCGGCCTGACGCTGCCCTCCGTCCGCGCCATCCTCGCCGCGCAGGACGTCTCGCCGTTCGACCCGGGCACGCCGAATTGGATCCCCGATGTCCCGTCCACCCGTTTCCGCGGGCGCGCCGTGGCGACCGTGCGCTGCTACATGCCGCCGCCGACCGCGGTCGAGTACGTCGGCTTCATCGCGCGCGTCTCGGGCACCGTGACCATCCAGGGCGGCGCCAACGGCGACCAGACCCAGACGTTCGACTCCGACCAGGCCGACGACTAGCGCTCGCTGGAACGTGACACAACCGGGGGTGTAGCCTCGGTACATGTCCCTGGCCGACATCGTCAACGTCACGTTCACATTGCAGAACCCGGGTGTGACGGCGCAGGGGTTCGGCATCCCGCTCATCGTCTCGCACAGCGCCACCTGGGCCGAGCGCACGCGCACCTACTCCAGCTTGTCCGCCGTCGCCGCCGACTTCGGCGCGGCCACGCCCGAGTACCTGGCGGCGCAGAAGATGTTCTCCCAGACGACGGGCATCCAGACCATCATGATCGGCCGCGCGGCCAACAAGCCGACGCAGCAGTACGACGTGGGCGTCAACAGCGTCGTCGCCAACGCCGTCTACAAGCTGCGCGTCGCCGCCGACAACGGCTCGGCCGTTTTCACCTCGCAGGAGTGCGACTACACGGCGACGCCGGCGGCTGCGTGGGCCTCGGGGACGAACTACACGCAGGGCCAGCTCGTCACGAACGACTCGCCGGCCAAGTACTACATCTGCATCACCAGCGGCACGTCGGCCGGCTCGGGCGGCCCCACGGGGACCAACGCCGACATCACCGACAACACCGTCCACTGGATGTACGCGGGCGGCTCGGCCACCGTCGGCACGACCACCAACGACGCCATCGTTTACGGGCTCAAGCTCCTCGTCGACGCGCTCGCCGCGCCGGCGCTGCCCGTGACGACCAGTCTCCAGGGCTCCGTCGGCTCGAAGACGTTTCGCATGGTGGCGACCGCCGCCGGGACGTACTTCGCGACCGAAGTGCTCGACATGTCGTACCTCTCGGTCGCGCAGGACCACGCCGACCCGGGCATCGCCGCCGACCTCGCCGCCATCAAGCTGGCCTCGAGCGCGTGGTACGGCCTCATCACGCTCTTCAATTCGTCGC